TGCTACAATTTGATGTACTTGATATGCACCTTGCCAAGAACGTATGAGATATTTACTCTCTTTACCATTGACTACGAGACGATACCTAACTTTAGGTTTACCATCTGTACCCAATACAGCATTATCAATTCTACCGACTTGCACGGTTATATTCTTTTTTCCTAGTTTACCTTGAGTAACACCACCTAGGAAACGTGTGATGTTTGAGTTAAGTTTAGCCATTGTAACTAACCTTTCTGTAATAGGTTGTGTTCTTGTAACAACCTCCGACACACTTGCTCGGAGTGTTGTTACGTGGTTGAGGCTGCATAGTATGTTAGTCGAGCATAAAAATTCTTAACTGGGGCGAGGGGTCTGCTACGAGCGAGCAGCGAGTAGTCTGTTTAGACTGGTCGTAACAGCCCCGAGGAGGAAGAAGAATTTTTATATTGTTCATGTTGTGTAATGGTAGTTACGGAGCTAGCGAATACGTGGAGCGTACGGAGTAACTAGCAAAGCGAATTATGATGAGATACTTGAACACGCAATAGCAATGAGCTTGCAATGAAACAACATAGAACAATAGCGAGACGGGGATAGGGAGTTATATAGATAGTGAAGGACATATCTCGCCCGAAGGCGAGAGTTAACGAGCCGAGGACTATACAAATGCGAGATAGTCCTGAACGAAAGGAATATGGACATTACTGATAATGTATGAAAGAGAAAGAGAAGTATACTATATATAGTAGGTATAGGAAGGTAAGTAAGTAAAGAGTATGTCTGAGGTTTGTAACATTGGGAACTAACAATATGTTATATACTAGACATATGTTAACAAAGTATACCATATATAGTATATGTAAAAGTATAGGGGTGGGATAAGTATTTGTGCGTGTGCGTAGCACGCGCTCTAGTGGGGTGGGGGTAGGTAAGGTATAAAATATATGAAATGTACAACAGGTGGTTAACGCGTAACGGGGGATATTAATGTGGCGTGGGGTGGTTTATGTATGTAACCCTTAAAAAAATTACTGGTAACTAGCATAAAAAAACATGACACTTACCTGAACAGTTGACTGGGAAAGTGTTACAGGAGGATTGTAAAGTCCTGCTTAAGTAAGTGTCTAGTTTATTATACATTAAACGTACTATATGTACAGTATAAAAAATGTTTTTTTTATAGTACGCTTGGTTGGGGGTCTTTCGGGCAGGAGCAGGCATATATACAGGGTATATTAAAAAATTTAATTCTTTTTCTTCGTATGTCCTCGGGTACTCGCTTTTGTGGTAATCCCAGTCCTAGCCTTCTGCTAGTAGCGAGCTTTCGTACGCCTGATATCCTCTTTACCTGTAACATACTATTTAAAAAGAATGTTTGTATAAAAGCATATTAATACTAACATAGATTTACGTTAATAGGAGGTATTTATTTATGAATTTAAACCACAACTGGATGTGGGTCACAAAGGCGAAGAGTTGGTCAAACTATTCTATGAATCAAAAAGGGAGGGTGCAAAAAATATATACATTGTACGTCCAACCAAAGAATGGGAGCAGAAACAAGGTGCTGACTTCTTCGTGGTTAACAATGAATTAGGAACAAAATATTTTGAGGTCAAGACTGACACTCAAACTAAAGATACAGGGAATGTAGCACTAGAGATACAAATAGTGTATGGGGATACAGACAAACGTATTGGGTGTGCTTTAAAAACGTTCCCTGATTATCTTTTCTACTGGGTATACCCAACCCAGGACATCCTTTACTGGAATCCTCAAGAGTTAAATCCTTTTATTGTAGATTGGATTGCCGAAGGCAAAAGAGTAGTGGAAGTAGAAAATAAAAATTTTTTTTCACGCACTATGTTGATACCAATGGAGGAGATGTTTAACACAGGAGTTGTAAAGAAGATACAAGTATCAGAAAATTTAATTGAGAAAGTATTGCACGAAGAGGATGCTACTTCACCCTTCTAGTGTGACCCCAACGTGACTTGCGAATAATTTCTTTATGCTCTGTATCGGAAAGACAAGGCAACCCATCAATGTGATGTTGGTATTGTTCGTTACATACTAAACAACGTTGATGTCTGTTGTATGTAAAGTCAACTTGAGCCATAAGATAATCTAAGTTAATAGCTACTTGTCTGCCAATTTGATTAATGTTTTTTTCCTCCATAGGTTTTACTATAATAACATAATGATTACTAACTGCAAGGTTTGTAAAAAACAGTTGAAGTTTTACAGGAAATGGAAATCTTGTGTTAATCTTGCATGTATAGAGTACAACAAAAAATTAAGGAGATATGACATTGTACGGCAAAATGAAGAAGTCAAAGCCGAAGAAGAGTAGGAAGTCTCGCAAGTCTAAAAAAATGTATTAGTATTAATACATGGCTATTAACACTGAAGGACAGCTTTCTAGTAACTTACCTAAGGCGTATCAACTATACCCTCAAGGTAGTCAGAAGTGTGCTAACTGCACACATTTTGTAGAAGGGTACTGTAAACTTTTTAAGGCATCAGTACAGTCTTTTGCTTGGTGTAAAAAATGGAAGGGTGGTGCAAGTGGCTCCTAAGAAAAAACCTAAAAGAAAACCTATTAATGCGAAGACTAAAGCTACGTTACAGAAAAAAGCTGCGAACTCAAAATATACATATTCGCAGTTGGCTGCCGTCTACCGTAGAGGGCAAGGTGCTTATCTATCTTCAGGGTCTAGGTCTGCTAGCATGGCTGCTTGGGCGATGGGTAGAGTAAATAGTTTTATAAAAGGTGGACATTCTCAGGACAATGATTTAAAGAAGAAAGGTAAGAAGCGTGCCTCCAAAAAGAAAAAGAAGTAGGCGTAAGGTTAAGTATGAGAAGGGTGTACCTGCTAAGTATTTACAGAATAAAAAAAATTCTAAGTCTTCTGTGGCACGTGAGATTCGAGCTACAGCTAAGGCTTATAAAGAAGGACGGTATATAGATTTGAAAAAAGTACAAAAATCAAGAGCTGTTAGGAAAAAGAAATAATGTCACACGCTAATCGTAAAAAGGCTTTACTTAAAAAACATGGACTTAAAGGTGTTAACAAACCTAAACGTACACCTAAGCATCCTAAGAAGTCACATGTTGTTTTAGCTCAAGAAGGTCATAAACTTAAACTAATTAGATTTGGTCAGCAAGGTGTATCAGGTGCAGGTAAGAATCCATCATCTGCTAAACAAAAAGCTAGACGTAAATCTTTTAAAAAGAGGCATGCAAAGAATATTAAAAAGGGGAAGATGTCGGCAGCCTATTGGGCTGATAGAGTTAAATGGTAAACGTAGTATGTGCAGTTCCTGACTGTGCAAATTTATTACCAAAGGGGCAGAGAAAATTTTGTTCAGACAAATGCAGACAGCTTATAGACAAGAGGAAATGGCGTGCTAAACAAAATGGTGAAGTCTATATCCTTCCTGAAAAGAAAACAAATATTAAAGCTAAGAAACCTAAAAAACAAACTCAGTCGGAAGATGGAAGAGCTAGTGCTAGACGTGGGAATATTTATGACAAGTTCGTACAAGATGGAATTATTCACGAAGTATTACAAGACAGTATTACTAGAGAAGAAGCTGCTCAATTACTTAAAGTTAGTAAAGCACAAATCTCTAGGTTTATGGCTGCGTATCAAGAAGACGTTGAATTAGAAAAAGCACAAGCAGATTGGGATGTACCTGAAGCTGCTATCGAATCTTTAGATTCTTTTAAAAATTTTAGAAACAGATATTTTTTAACGGAGAAGGGTGTTCCATTTGAAACTGCACCATTTCACGAGAAGTGGATAAATGCATTGAACACAGCTATTGATGAAGGTGGACAACAGATGATACTGTCTCCACCTCGTCATGGTAAAACAAAACTGCTCATACATTTTGCTATATGGCGTATTATGAAAAATCCTAATATAAGAATTATGTGGGTAGGTGGTAACGAAGATATAGCTAAGAACTCTGTCTCATCTGTAATAGATACATTAGAATCCAACGAAGGACTTAAAGAAGATTTTTGTGGACCAGGTGGTAGCTTTAAACCTAAAACAAGAACAGGTAAGTCTTGGTCACAAAATGGTTTTACTGTATCTACTAGAACAGTACACGGTATAAAGTCACCAACAATGATTGGTATAG